TTGAGGAAGAAATAGAGGAGCGTATCAACCGACTATTAAACGATTAACAATCGCTAAAAGATTTTTTTAGATAATACATTCACAAGCTCCCGCCAAGACCTGTTGAAATTCCAGACTAAACGATCCCGAGAGAGTAGCTTTTCCAGTACTCGTTTAGATCGTTAGAAAAAATCTTCGTTATCAATGGCTTACAGAGCCGTTTTTTTTGTAGATTTTTAACGACAGGAACAAAAAGAGTCCCTGAGCTTTTTATTTTAATTTCTCCCCCGTCCCCCCCTATATTGACCGCCACCTGACAGACATACATACATAGTGAAATGCACATTTTATGAGTAATTTCTATGGAACAATAAAGATACTATCTATATGATAGCGATATGATTGCACCTATACCCCCTTTTTCATATATATAGGGGTAGGAATCCTAGTGTGTAAAAAATTTTTTTCAAAAAATACTTGCTTTTATTTGTGAAGTCGTCCAATATTGTACGATCTGAAGGTTTTTATACCTTGCCACCTAGTAGGTATCTACTAAATCTAAGTATCTACTTAGTTTTTTTAATGTTTTTCTCTCCCTTAGTCTATTAGGTGGCTACTAATTCGTAGGTATCTACTAATGAACTTAAATTTAAATAAGATAAACAATCTGTCTCCAGAGGATAAAATGGACCTCTTGGATTTGCTTGAGGAGCTTGAAGCTGCGAAGGCTAGAGATAAGTGCGTAGATAGCTATATGGACTTTGTTGAGGAGATGTGGTCTGCGTTTATTCACGGGGATCATCACAAGATAATGGCGGAAGCGTTCGAGAAGGTCGCTAGAGGCGATTTAAAGCGTTTAATTATCAATATGCCTCCTAGACACACCAAGAGTGAGTTTGCGTCTTATTTGCTCCCTGCGTGGTTTCTAGGGCGTTCTCCTGATAAGAAGATAATCCAGACTGCCCATACTGCTGAGTTGGCGGTGGGTTTTGGTAGGAAGGTCAGAAACCTAGTCAATAGTGCAGATTATAGGCGTATATTCCCTGATATCAGTTTGCAATCAGATAGTAAAGCTGCGGGTCGTTGGAATACGAACAAAGGCGGTGAATACTTTGCGATTGGTGTTGGCGGTGCGGTTACGGGTAAGGGTGCAGACCTTTTGATAATTGACGATCCGCATTCGGAACAAGAGGGTGCTAGTTCTGATATTGGTGTATTTAACAAGACTTACGAGTGGTACACATCAGGACCAAGACAGCGTTTACAACCAAATGGAAGTATTGTTGTGGTAATGACCAGGTGGCATACGAGGGATTTGACAGGTCAGATCGTTGATTCTAGTATCAAACGAGGTGGCTCAGACGAGTGGGAAGTTATTGAATTACCCGCTATTTTGCCTTCGGGTAAGCCATTATGGGAAGAATTTTGGAAGCTGAAAGAGCTTGAAGCTTTGAAAGCTGAACTGCCACCAAGTAAATGGCAGTCGCAATACCAACAGAATCCAACTGCAGAAGAAGGAGCTTTGGTAAAAAGAGAGTGGTGGAAAACATGGAATCAACATAATCCTCCACAATGTGATTTTATTATTCAATCTTGGGACACGGCTTTTTTGAAAACTCAAAGAGCAGACTTCTCTGCTTGTACAACATGGGGAGTTTTTTACAAAGAAGATGAAACAGGAGCTTTTGCTCCACAAGTTATTTTGCTAGACGCATACAAAGAAAGATTAGAGTTTCCTGATTTAAAACAACTTGCACTAGAAAAATATAACGAATTCAAACCTGATGCCTTTATCGTTGAGGGAAAAGCAGCAGGTATGCCTTTGATATTTGAACTGAGAGCTATGGGTATTCCTGTACAAGAATATACACCTAGCAGAGGAAACGACAAGATATCAAGGGTAAATGCAGTATCTGATCTCTTTTCATCAGGTGTTGTCTGGCGACCAAGTACAAGGTGGGCAGATGAAGTTGTTGAGGAATTTGCAGGATTTCCTAACATGGAACATGACGATTTAGTTGATAGCAGTACACAAGCATTATTAAGATTTAGACAAGGTGGATTTATTCCTTTACATTCAGACGAAGAAGATGAAGAATTACCACCAGATCGCAAAGCAGATTACTATTAGGAGAAAAAATGCCACATTACACAAAAGACTTGAATGAAATAATTAAGGGTTTAGAAAAAGCTAGTAAACTTCATGCTGCTCAAGCCAAAAAACTTAGAGCTATCAATAAAGATCAAAAAACTAGATACACTTCAAAAACTAAACCTAAGAAAAGAGTTACTAGAAAAAAATAATGGCTATAGAAAAAACACCTGCAACTCCTGTTGAAGGTTTGATAGAGCAAGACCCAGAAGGCGAAGCACTAAGTATTAGTATCGAAAATCCAGAATCTGTTTCTATTGAGACAGAAGATGGCGGTATGTTGATTGACTTTGATCCTCAACAAGAAGTAGGTAATGTAGAATTTAATAGCAATCTAGTTGATTTTATAGATGAAGATGAATTAGATCGTTTAGGTAGTGAACTTACAAGTGCTTTCCAAATGGACAAAGATTCCAGAAAAGATTGGGAAGATACTTATACAAATGGTTTAGATCAATTAGGTTTAAAGATTGAAGAACGAACTACCCCCTGGTCGGGAGCGTGTGGTGTGTTTCACCCAATGCTAAGTGAAGCGGTAATAAGATTTCAATCACAGGCAATATCAGAAATTTTTCCTGCCAAAGGACCTGTCAAAACAGTTATTGTAGGCAGACCTACAGAAGATAAAGAGAAACAAGCAAACAGAGTTGAAGATTACCTAAACTATCTTTTAACTCACGAAATGACTGAGTATCGAACTGAGACAGAAAAGCTTTTGTTTTCTTTACCATTAGCAGGATCAGCGTTTAGAAAAGTTTATTACGATCCTAATTTAGGCAGACCTAGTGGAATATTTGTTCCGTCAGAAGATGTGGTAGTTAATTATGGTGCTAGTGATTTAGAAACCTGTGAAAGAGCTACTCATGTAATGCGTAAGTCTTTCAATGATATTAGAAAGTTACAGGTTAATGGTTTCTACAAAGATATAGAAATAGCAGAGACTCCAAATACTTATTCAGATATAGAAGATAAATATAGTGAATTGACAGGAGAATCTGAAAATGATGTCTATGATCAAAGACATACGCTTTTAGAAATGCAAGTAAACCTTGATTTAAAAGGGTTTGAAGATACTGTTGATGGAAAAGAAACAGGTATAGCTTTGCCTTATGTGGTAACTCTTGCTTTTCCTTCGGGAGATATTTTAAGTATCAGAAGAAACTATTATGAAGATGATCCGCAAAAGAAAGCAAGATCACACTTTGTACACTATCAATACTTACCAGGACTAGGCTTTTATGGCTTTGGTTTGATACACATGATAGGTGGATTAGCTAAATCTGCTACATCAATTCTAAGACAATTAGTTGATGCAGGAACTTTATCTAATCTTCCTGGAGGTTTGAAATCTAGAGGTCTTAGGATTAAAGGAGATGACACTCCTATAATGCCAGGTGAGTTTAGAGATGTAGATATTCCTGGTGGAGCAATTAGAGATAACATTACTTTCTTACCATACAAAGAGCCGTCTAATGTTTTATATAACTTACTAGGCACTATTGTTGATGAGGGTAAACGCTTTGCAAGTATTTCTGATATGAAGATATCAGACATGAATAACCAAGCACCTGTAGGTACTACACTTGCTTTGATAGAAAGAAACATGAAAGTTATGTCAGCAGTACAAGCTAGACTTCATGCTTCAATGAAAAAAGAATTTGATTTACTTGTTGGCATAGTTAAAGACTTTGGCGATCCTAAATATCCATATGATGTTGATGAAACCGAAGATATTAAAATAGCAGACTTTGATAATAGAGTTGATGTTATACCTGTATCTGATCCAAATGCTTCAACAATGGCACAAAGAATTATGCAGTATCAAGCTGCTTTACAACTAGCGGGAACTGCTCCACAAATGTATGACATGAAGCAGTTACACAGACAAATGCTTGAAGTTTTAGGCATACCTAATGCAGACAACATTGTACCGAGTGGGAAAGAAATAGCACCTGTTGATCCTGTAACTGCAGTACAAAACTTAATTAACAATGTTCCTGTTAAAGCTTTTGATTATCAGGATCACGAAGCACATATACAAACTATTTTATCTGCACAAGAAAATCCAGAAATACTTAAATTAGTACAAGCTTCACCTAATGCACAATCAATACTAGCTGCAGCTTCAAGTTATGTTAATGATCATTTGACTATGCAGTTTAGAAAAGAAATAGAAGAAGAATTAGGAGTAGAGTTGCCACCTATAGGACAACCAATGCCACCAGAAGCAGAGAAGCGTTTATCTGAAATGATGGCTAAAGCAGCAGTTAGAGTTACTGATAAAGCTCTTGTACAAGCTGATCAAGAAAGAATTAAACAAGAAATGCAAGACCCACTACTGCAAATGAAAGAAAGAGAAGTTGCGGTTAAAGAAGCAGAAGTACAAAGAAAAGCAATACAAGATGCTAATAGAGTTTCTCTTGCACAGACAAAAGAAAATAATTCAGTTGCTATCAAACAAGAAGAAATAGCAACAGAAAAAGAACTCAAAGGTTTAGAAATCGGACAGCAAATTGCTAGTGATTTGTTAGACCAACAAAGAGAAGATAGCAAAATAGCTAGAGATGACTATCAGAAAGGACTAGACATGGCGAAGGAATTCGTTGATAATCTAGACCAAGATGGTTAATGATATCAATGAGCAATCACTATCTGAATTCTTAAAAAAAAGAATTAGGGATAGAATGAATGATAACTCAGATTTTTTAGCAACAGGGGGAGCTAATAGTTTTCCTGAATACACAAAGATCACAGGTATTATCGAGGGTTTAGCTCTCGCAGAGCGTGATGTTCTAGATTGGGTAGAACAACACACAATAGAATAGGAACTTGACTCCTTTAAGTCATGCAAAATATGAGCAAAGAAAACATAGAAATAGAAGCCATAGAAACACCAGAAGTTGAACAAGAAGTTAAGAGTCAGCTACCAGAGCCAAAAGGTTGGAAAATCTTAGTAGCAATGCCACAAGCTGATGAAAAAACTGATGGTGGAATTATCAAAGCATCACAAACAATAAAAGATGAAGAAGTAAGTAACATCTGTGGTTATGTTTTAAAATTAGGTCCAGACGCATATAAAGATAAAGCTAGGTTTACGAGTGGAGCTTGGTGCAAAGAAGGCGATTGGGTTGTTTTTAGAGCTTACTCAGGTACTCGCATGAAAATATATGGAAAAGAGTTTCGCTTAATTAATGACGATACTGTGGAAGCAGTCGTTGATGATCCAACAGGAGTGGTAAGAGCATGAGTGAAACAAGTATAGAAACAGAATTTCAACCAGATGAATCTGGTAAATTATCTCCACAAACACAGGAAGATAAATTTTTTGGAGTTCAACATGAAGTTGTAAAAGACGACAAAGAGATTGATGTCGAAGTTGTTGATGATACTCCAGAAGAAGATAGACGACCTCCTAAAGTCGAGAGCGAAAAAGAAGAAGAAGAAACTCCTAATGACGAAGTATTAGATCAAGAAATATCTGACTACAGTAAAAGAGCAGGAGATCGTATTAATAAACTCAAGTATGAGTTTCACGAAGAAAGAAGGGCAAAAGAATCTGCCTTAAAACAATCAGAAGAAGCAGCTAAAAGACTAAAAACTTTGATGACTGATAATCAAAGACTGCAACAAATGGTTGAACAAGGTAGCGAAGTTCTTAATAACGCTGCAGTAAATAATGCAGCTTTTGCAAAACAAGCAGCTCAAGAAAAATTTAAGAAAGCTTATGATGAAGGTGATACTACTGCAATGGCAGAAGCTCAAGCAGAGTTGTCCAAAGCAACTATTGCAGAAGCTCAAGCACCGCAATATGCACAACAAATTCAAAACCAAGTGGCACAACAAGCTCCGCAAGAAGTTCCACAGTTTGAAGTAGATGATATGACTCAAGATTGGGCAAATAGGAATGCTTGGTTTATGGGACAAACACCTGCAGATAAAAAAATGACTTCATATGCTTTGTATTTGGATCAAACTTTCCAAGCAGAGGGTGTAAATCCAAAGAGTGAACAGTATTTTCAGAAGATTGATGACTCTATGAGACAACAATTTCCTGACTATTTTGGCGTTTCTGTGGAAGAAACCCAAGAAAAAACACAACCATCAAGCGTTGTAGCACCTGTAACGAGGAATACAGGTAATAAAGAAAATCCTCGCTCCGTACGATTGACTCAGACGCAAGTTAAGTTAGCACAAAGACTTGGTATTACGCCTGAACAATACGCAAAACAACTATTAAAGGAGTCTTAAATGACAGAAAATACAGATAGTGATAAAAAAATAGAAGAATCGACTGAAACAGATTCACAAGTGCGTACTGCTAGAACAGCAGATGACCGAGAGGTCGCTCAACGGGTAGAAAGTTGGGAAAATCCTTCTAATCTACCAAATCCAGACCCCCAACCAGGTTGGGTATTTAGGTGGATTCGTACTTCATTGTTAGGAACTGCCGATAATCCCAATGTATCTAAACAATTTAGAACAGGTTGGACACCATGTAGGGCGGAAGATCACCCTGAACTTCATGTTCAGATGATGGATCACAAGTCTGAGTGGGCAGAAAGGGGTCATATAGAGATTGGTGGGTTACTTTTATGCAAAATGCCACAAGAAAAAGCTGATTCTAGGTCTGAATATTTTTCAGATCAAGCAAAAAATCAGATGGAATCTGTGGATAATGCGTATTTTAAGGACCAAGACTCAAGAATGGCTACAAAACAAGTATTTGAGAGGAAATCAAAGACAACATTTGGTAGCGATTCCTAAAGTTTAGGATATATATAACTTTTTTAAAAACGGGGTGAATTATGGCTTCTACAGCTACACCAAGCGGTGCATTGCCTGTATCTTCGTTAGTATCGTGTGCCTATAATGCAAAAATTACACACTATAAAATAGCTGCCAACTTTGGTACGTCTATTTTTTATGGTGATTTTGTAAAATGGGCGGACAATAACCCAAACACTACTATTCAAAAGGACACGGGAACTACTTCCTTGACTCCTATTGGCGTATTTTTAGGTTGTTCGTACACCGATCCTACAACAGGACAATTCACAAACAGCTTACACTATCCTGCAAGTACAAATGCTTCGGATATTCAAGCTTATGTTGCATCAGACCCATTTGTTGTAATGCAAATGCAGTCAGATGAAGCATTAACTCAAGATGATCTTGGCAAAAATGTTGGAGTAATCCAAACAGCAGGATCAACTAGCATCGGAAGAAGCAGAAACGCCATTGATGGCTCTACTGCTAACACTACTAACACATTACCATTAAAGATTATCGACTTTGTTGATGGTCCAGATAGTGCTGTTGGTGATAGTTTTACTGATGTATTGGTGATGTTCAATGTTGGACATCAGTTATTAAACACTACAGGTATAGGATAAGGAGTATATTATGGCAGCTATTTCAAGAGCTAATCAGCTAAAACAACTCCTACCTGGCTTAAACGCTTTGTTCGGAGAAGAGTATAACAACTACGAAAATGAGCATGAGCAAATTTATGTAACAGAAAATTCTGAAAGAAGTTTCGAGGAAGAATTGAAGTTATCTGGATTTGGTGCTGCTCCTGTAAAAGACGAAGGATCATCTATCAGTTTTGATACTGCTCAAGAGTCTTTTGTAGCTCGTTACACTCACGAAACTATTGCACTAGGTTTTAGTGTTACAGAAGAAGCAATGGAGGATAACCTCTATGTGTCTTTATCTGCTAGATACACTAAAGCACTTGCTAGAGCAATGGCGTACACTAAACAAGTAAAAGCAGCGTCTCTATTGAATAATGGATTCACGAATGCTTTTCAATCTGGAGATGGGGTAAACCTATTTACAGCTAGTGGCGATGGCGTAACAGGTGGAGACGGACACCCGTTAGTGAACGGGGGTAAAAACTCTAATAGACCTGTAACAGGTGCTGACTTGAATGAGGTATCTTTAGAAGATGCAATTATTCAAATAGCAGCATGGACAGATGAAAGAGGGTTAAAAATCGCAGCAAGACCTAGAAGATTGATTGTGCCTAGTGCATTACAATTTGTTGCAACAAGGATATTAGAATCCGAGTTCAGAACAGGTACTGCTGATAACGATCTTAACGCTATCAGGTCTAATGGAGCTATTCCAGAAGGTTATGTAGTAAATCACTACTTAACTGACACTAATGCTTTCTTCTTGACCACAGATGTTCCTGACGGAATGAAACATTTCGTTAGAGCACCTATGACTACAAGTATGGACGGAGACTTCGATACGGGTAATGTCAGGTATAAAGCAAGGGAAAGATATTCATTTGGAGTATCAGACCCACTTGGAATCTTCGGAAGTCCAGGAGCTAGTTAAACGAATTAAGGGTAGCTTCGGCTACCCTTTTTTCTGTTCTAGGGTAATTTTATTTTTCTATCAACTGACCTAGCAGACAAGCCAAGATGGTAGAAACTTTTCCTTTTAGGAGGGAACAATGGCAACAACAACATTCACAGGACCTGTAAAAGCAGGTACTATCAAAAACACAACAGGAACTACAGTAGGTACAGATGTAACTAATGTTGGATCAGTAGTTATGGCACAAAGTGCTGTAATAGATATTATTGGTGCAGCAAGTGCAGATCAAGTAGTAGCTACAATTCCTGCCAATTCTCAAATCATAGATGTCGTTCTAAATGTAACTACTGTTAATAACGATGGTGGTGCAGCGACTGTATCTGTTGGCACATCAGGAGATGCAAATGCTTTTATTGATGGACAAAATGTAAAAGCTTTAGCAACCACTAGAGGTACTTTAGACACAGAAGCAACTGATGTCGGCTCTACTGATATTCAAGTTTTAGCAGACTTTGCTGCAGCTAATGGCAATGGCTCAACAGGAGCAGCTACAGTTACAGTAATGTACATTCAAAACAACAATTTAAGCTAAAGGTAAATTATGGCAGATGCAGTAACAAGCCAAACTATAGTAGATGGCGATAGAAACTGTGTTATGAAGTTTACCAATGTCAGCGATGGCACAGGAGAAACTGCAGTAGCTAAAGTAGATGTTTCTGCTTTATCTGCAAATTCTCTAGGTAAAGCTTGTTCTGAGGTAAGAATACTCAGAGTTAGCCACGCCATCGTTGGTATGTCTGTGCAACTATTTTTCAATGCTACTTCAAATGTGCTAATCATGGAATTAGCTGAAAGTAGTAATGGACATATAGATTACAAAGACTTTGGCGGGATTCCAAATAATGCAGGAAGCGGTAAGAATGGCGACATTCTTTTCACAACTAAGGGTGCTAGTAATGGTGATACCTATTCTATTACTCTTGAAATGATTAAAATATATTCAGACTAAGGAGATATAAATGGCTAAATCAAAAGCAATAATATCTGAAACAGGAGAGTTTCCTGCTCAGTACAATGTATTACAAGAAGGTGAAAATGGTATTTATCAAGTAGTTTTTGGTCCTGATCCTGATTTAGAAGATGCTCAAAGAAAAGCAGATGAACTAAATGGAGTAAGAGCAAGGACTGCTAAAGGACATTATGTAGCAGATGATCCATCTACACCTGATGTAAATGAAGCTTATGTTGGTGGAAAAACACCAAAGAAAAAAGCAACTAAAAAGAAACCTGTGGCTAAGAAAAAAGCTACTACAAAAAAGAAGTGAGGAAAGATGAAAAAATCTAAAATGATGGTTGGAGGAGGAAAAACCAAATCAAAAATGATGGCGGGTGGCGGTAAAACAAAATCCAAAATGATGGCAGGTGGCGGTAAAACCAAAACTAAAGGCATGGCAGGTGGCGGTAAAATAGAAGGTTATCAAGACTATGTTAAAAGAATGTTTGGTGGCGGTGTTACAGGCACTAAAGGAGCAGCTAGAGGCGGACCTGGCTTAAAGAAAAAAAGATAGGTAAATGTCTCGCAGTACAAAAGATTCGAGACTAAAAAGGGCAGGAGTATCTGGTTATAATAAACCAAAAAGAACTCCTAACCACCCAACTAAGTCTCATATAGTTGTTGCTAAAGAAGGCGATAAAGTTAAGACTATTCGTTATGGGCAACAAGGCGTTCGTGGTGCAGGAAAAAATCCTAAGACTGCGAAAGAAAAAGCTAGAAGAAAATCTTTTAAAGCGAGACACGCCAAAAATATTTCTAAAGGCAAAATGTCTGCAGCTTATTGGGCAAATAAATCTAAATGGTAGAGAGCAATGAGTAGAGCAAAGAAATCAAAATCAACAGTAAACAAAGCAGGTAATTACACTAAACCATCTATGCGTAAAGCTTTATTCAATAGAATAAAAGCAGGTGGAAAAGGCGGTAAACCTGGTCAATGGAGTGCTAGAAAAGCACAGATGTTAGCTAAACAATATAAAGCTAAAGGCGGTGGTTACAAAAGTTAATTAATGCAAAGGAGGACATATGGCATATCTAATTAGCAATATCCCACATTTTAAATGTTGGGTAAGAAAAGAATTTACAGCAAATCATCAAAAGTATCATGGTGAGTTTCTTCATGCGATTGCAATAGCAGTAAATACTATTCCTGATAGATCACTAAGTTTTCAAGTTGTATTCACAGGTTGTGAAATAGATAACGAAGAAGGTTTAGAAAATATACATGGTGGAGCTATGTGGGCAAGAATGCCTATACAAGCTTTGGTAGCAGATATACCTGTTGAAGAATGGGCGTTACCTATGGAAGATCATTTAGCTCAACCCTGGGATTGTGAATCAAGAAATCACTCTGTAGTAGTTATGGATAGAGTTAGCTCAAGTCCCTGGATTTCTAAAATAAATAATGAGTTTTATCAAAGCAAATATTTATTTACTGTAGATTATACAGATCACTCAATAGCTGATGATCCTGCTCAACACAAACAGTCTCATGTTATGTACATTACAGAAGATTGTGAATGGAAAGGTAATATTATAGCTTTACCAAATAATAGGGTTAGAGCAACGAGTCCTGCTTTATGGAGAACAGGAGAAGGTCCACCAGATTTTATGCCTTCACAGCATATACATTCTGCAGAAGGACATGAGAGTTATCTTGATCCTTTAACTACTTTTAATAATTTATATAGCGAGGGTTTTCAAGAGGAAGATTAATGCCATTAAAAAAATCACAAAGATCATTAAAAGATTGGGGTAAGCAGAAGTGGCGTACTTCTGATGGTAAACCTAGTAAGGGTAAAAAAAGATATTTACCAGATGCTGCTTGGAAATCTTTAAGTAAAGGAGAGAAAGCTGCTACAAATAGAGCTAAAGCAAAAGGTAATAGACAAGGCAAACAGTTTGTAAAACAACCAAGAAAAATTGCAAAGAAAACTGCGAGGTACAGATGACAATAACTAGAAACAATATGCAACAGCAGATTGAAAAATCTGGTAAAAAAAAACAAAAAATCGTAACCCAAGAAAAACGAGGAGATATAACAGTAATAAGAGTTAGATATGGCGACTAGCGGAACATACGCATTCAATTTAGATTTGACCGAAATTATGGAGGAAGCTTACGACCTCTGCGGTTTATCTATGATGTCGGGTGGAGATTTTAATACTGCAAAAAGAGCTTTAAATTTAATTTTTTTAGAGTGGCAAAATAAAGGATTAAATCTTTGGAAAGTTGAACAAGCAACAATAACACTTACTGCAGGAGCTAATTTATATGATGCAGAATCTACTGCTTTAGAAGTTATAGATGTTTTTTTAAGAACTGATTCAGGAGATCAAGATAAACAGTTTGATCAAAGACTAAATAGAATAAGCAAAACAGAATACAATCATCAAGCTAAAAAACTATTACAAGCAAAGCCAACTCAGTTTTATGTAGATAAAGGATTAACTTTGAAGATCGGAGTCTGGGCGACACCAGATGATAATCAAACTTATACTTTAGTTTATGACTATATAAAAAGAATAGAAGATGCAGGAACTAATGCAAATGTTAATCCTGATATTCCAGGAAGATATTTGCCATGTTTAACTTATGCTTTAGCTTATAACATTGCTCAAAAAAATGAGCAGTCAATACCTAGAGTTCCAATTATCAAAGCTAGATATGATGAACTGTGGAAAGAAGTTTCAGAATCAGATAGAGAAAGAGCAGCAGTTAAATTTATACCTAACTTAAATAGTTATTAAGTATGGCATATGCAGTAGGAAAAAAATCTTTAGGTATTTGTGATCGTTGTGGTTTTACTTATAAATTAAATAAACTTAAATACGAAGTACAAGATCAAAAAAGAACAGGAAGTAGAATATGTCCTAATTGTTTTGATCCTGATCAACCTCAATATAGAGTTGGAGAAATAAACACATCGGATAATATATCTCTTTTTAATCCTAGACCAGATTCTAATAAAAAAGAATATGCAACTTATTTTGGATTTAATCCTGTAAATAGTACAGGCTCTGTTATTAAATTAGAATTAGGTAAAGTAACTATCACTAATACTTCAACAGGTGGTGGCGGTGGTGGTGGAGCTAGTTCTGTAGATATAAATGTTTCTTTATCTGGTCAATCTTTAACTACTACTCTAGGCTCTTACACAGTTCTTAATAACTCAACTATAAATTCAGTTTCAGGTAATCAAACATCTGGACAAATAGGAACAGTAAATGTAAATGTAGGTACTACTTATGCAGTTACAGTAGCATCTTTTGGAGGTGGTAATAGATTTTATATAGATGGAGTTGTTTATCCAACTTTAAATTTATCAGAAGGCTCTACATATACATTTGATCAATCTGATGCTTCTAATAATAATCACCCATTAAGATTTTCTACAACTTCTAATGGTACTCATGCAGGAGGAACAGAATATACAACAGGAGTTACTACTAATGGAACTCCAGGAAATGCAGGAGCTTATACAAGAATTACAGTTGCTGTAGGAGCACCAACTCTTTATTACTATTGTACTAACCATTCAGGTATGGGCGGTCAAGCAAATACACCTTAATTTTATGACTTATACAGAATTACAAACTTTAATAAAAAATTATCTCGAAAATTCAGATACTACATTTGTAGGTGATTTGCCTCAAATAATTAAACAAGCAGAAGAGAGAATATTAAAATCTGTAAGATTGCCAAATTTTAGAAAAAATGTAACAGGCGTTTTAACTTCGGGTAATCAATTTTTGAGCACACCATCTGATTTTTTAGATAATTTTTCACTTGCTGTTACTGCTAGTAATAATATGGATTTTCTTTATTTTAGAGATGTAAATTTTATTAGAGAAGCTTTTCCAAATACAACTATACAAGGAGTGCCCAAACACTATGCACTATACGATGATAATACCTTTATTGTTGGTCCTGTACCTGATCAAAACTATTCTGTTGAATTACACTACTTTTATCGCCCTGCCTCAATAACTGCAGGATCAGGTAGCGGAACTACTTGGCTTTCAGAAAATGCTTCTAATACTTTATTATACGGGTGTCTTGTAGAAGCATATATGTATATGAAAGGATCAGCAGATTTACAAGCTGAATATGAAAAAAGATATTTTCAAGCTATATCAAGACTTAAAAATCTTGGTGAAGCTGATAACACACTAGATACTTATAGTGGCGGTCAATTTAGGGAGAAAAGATCATAATGATAAGCGTAGATACTAAACCCGAAGTCGGTAACGTAAATGTTGTAGCAACAGAAAATAAAGGTTTGAGTCCTGAATATTGGACTGAAAGAATACTTGAAAGATTAATTTCTATTAGCGATAGTGCAGACCCTTTACTAAAGGCACAAGCAGATGCTTTTAGAAATAGTATTGCTCAAGTAATTTTAATATATATGAGACAAGCTATAGCTTCTGATAGAAGCACAGT